ACAGCTTTTCCATCTCGCTACGCATGCGATCTTGTGGATTAAACCTGTTGAACAAGCTGTCAGCGTCACTCTGCGATTGCTTGAAAGCCTTTTCGCTTTCTGCTGCTTTTTCTTTTTCCTCTCGAAGTGCTTGGACTGTGTCTCGAAACTTGTTGTAACGCTCAATATCGGCATCGGTGTAGCCTGCGGCTCGCTGCTGTGCTTCGATGGCTCCCTCCTGCCCCAATGTCAAAAGGTCGTATTCTTCGCGTAGCTTTTGAAGTTCGCTGGTTTGCGTCTTGTTTAGATCGCTTTGCTTGGCAAATTCTGCTGCCTTTTCTCGCTCCTGCTGTAACGTCTTTGCCTGTTCATCTTGAATCTTCCTTAGATCCTCAGCTTTATTTTTGTTTACCTTTGCTTCGTGTTCTGCTATCAGCCCTCCGAATTTTGCCATAAATGCTTGTTCGGCAGCTACATCGTTAAGCTTGTCAAGGTACTCGTCTGCCTGTCCCTGCAATGAAGCAAAAAATGCACCTGTTCCTTCGGAAAACTTGCGAACGTAAAACGCTAAAAAACCTTCGCGTCCTCCGCTTTGCGTGCTGTTCATTAAGTTTCGAAACAACGTACTAAGTTCTACTACTGCTGGTATTAGCGATGTTCCAAGTTCAGTAGCTGCTGCTCGAATGTCTCCCTGCATTTTTGAGAACTGACCTGCAAGCGAGTTTTCCAAACGCTCGTTCATGCCTGCGAACCGGCCACCAGCGGTTGTCGCTAACTCGAATGCCTTGGCGACTTCCGCTGCCGAGACGCCTCCATCCTCCATGCGTTTCTTTAAGGCAAGCATTGACTCGCCAGTGGTGCGGCTGATCTCCTGTAGCGGATTGAAACCAGCGTTGACGAATTGCAAAAGGTCTTGGCCGGTGAGTCGCCCAGCCGCACTGACCTGAGAAAACGCAAGCGTCAACGATTGGAACTGCTCCGAGTTGCCTAGGGACACGGCAGATAGTTGTCGCAAAGTCGGAGTGATCATTTCCGTAGCAACGCCAAACTGCAAAAGCGTCTTGCCAGCACGTGTAAAGTCGGCGTAATTGATTGGACTTTGGACGTCTAGCTTTTTGAAGTCCTTCAACAGTTTCTCGGCGGTTGATGCCGAACCAGTCATTACCTCAAACGCAATTTTGCTCGATTCAGCTTCAGCGGCAAGCTTCAAAGACATTTTGAGTCCACTTACAGCCGCAGACAGTCCGATGTAAGTCATCGCTAAATTCTTAAGCGAATCCGTCAACGACTGCGGCTTGGCCTTTTCGAGTTCCTTTACCTGATCCTTGAATCCTTTTACAGCTTTTTCCGCTGTTAGGTACTGATGCGTGGTCTGTTGAATCAGTCGGAAGTGTGCCTGTTCGTCAATTGCACCAGCTTTTCTCAGTGTGTTGTATTCCGCGATCTCGCGGTTCATTCGATCTTCGGCGGTTTCGACCTGGCGTGTCAGTTGAGCACCACGCTGCATGATGGCCTCACGTTGCTTGAGGATCTGGGCCTCATACGCCATCTGATCGGACAATTCTTTCGCTTGCTCTTTCAACGATGCTTCTGCGTCGGCCAGTTGCTTCGCTTCTTCAGCGGCTCTTTGCATCGCTGGCGTGACAACCCCGAACTTCCTGGCAAGATGCTCCTGAGCCTGTGCCATTTGCTCTTCGGATAGTCCGGCCTGCTTCATGGCTCGTTCAAGCAATTGCATTTGCTTTTCAAACTTGCCAGTCGGACCCTCTAAGTCCGTCATAATGCGACCGATGGATCGCAGTTCGTTGGATGCAAACTGGCCGGAAGCCTTTAGCTCCGTAATGTCCATGCCGATCTTGAGGCTAGCTGCGTTGATCGTTCCGGCCATTCTTCGCCTTCTCCAGTCCTAGAGACTTCAACATTCCGCCAAACGCTTTTTGGTTCTCGCTGCTGCTCGTCGGCAACGTGATCTCAACTCGCTTCTTTGGCCTCTTCCACCGCGGAGGCATGTAATCCTCAAAGTCCGGTGGCTCTTTTCCGGCCTGGCAGTACGTACCAAATGCCGATTGGTGAGCGATCATCGCCGATTGTGCCCAACGCTCGCCAATAGGCTCGACCTGGTCAAACGCTGCCCAGAAGTCCAAAGCACCTCTCGGGAGCGATGCAAGCCACGCCTGAACGTCCACGATGCCCCATTCCAGTGCAAGTCTTCCAGCGAGCATCAGCCGGGGACTTCGTCGGAGTTTTTTACCAACGCCCTGACATCACCAGGATCGTAGCGGTTGAGCTGCTGGCACTCGTCGAACAGCACTCCGGCAAGCGATCGCGGCATTGCTTTCAGTTGCGACTCGTCGTCGACAATTCGATTCCCTTCGTCATCGACGAGCATGAGTGCAATCATGGCTCGGCGTGCTCTGGAAAAGTCGAAGCGTCCAGCTTTGTCCTGAATCATCAATTCGTACTGCGTGCCTTGCTCCTCAGTCATTTCGCGGAGGCGATAGGATCGACCAGCGATCTCTATTACCTTTTCACGTAATGGCTCGGCGAGCGAAGCAAGAAAATCGTCCTTATTCATCGTCGTCCTCCGATTCTTCGAGTTGTGCCTTGATCGCCTCGACGACTTGCTTTAAGTGCGTCTGTGGCGGATTTACCTTGGACTCCTTCGGACAGAAGATTGGACGCTGTGCAACGCACTGAGCGACGATTTCGTCTGTCTTGTGCCAAGGAAAATTTGACAATGGCAAAATCTCGGAATCGACAGCGTGCGGCAAATAGCCGATAAGAACGCCATCGTCGAGAATCTGCCATTGTGTGATTTCAATCTGCTCGCCTTGCAAATTGATTGCCAAATGCTTTTGTAAAGTGATCATTGGTTATTACGCCGCAGTGAAGGAAGGAGCAGTGGCACCATCAAAGACGATTGTGTATTCGCCTTCCATGATCTTGCCTTGCTCGCAGGATGGAAATTTGACGGACTTAACAAAAACGGTCCCCTGGAGCGAACCGGCTCCTGGGTAGGTGATGGTGGCACTGATGCCAGCGTATGGTTCCGCCGTTGGAATCATTGCCGTGGTGATTGGAGGTGCTGCACCAGTCCAGTAAAATGTAATTGTCAATTCTGGGTTGTTGCGAAGATCGCTTGGACGGAGCGTCTTCATGCCAGTCGTCGATAGACTGGTCGTTTCGAGTTGCTCGGTTCCGATGCTGTAATCGCCGATCTTTTTGATTAGCGTTGTGATCAATCCGGTGCCGCTGATGGTGGCTCCGAGTCCGGTATCTGGTACGGTGAGTGCTGGCATGCCTAAGGCTCCTTGTAATGCACCAAGAGATCAAAAGAAACAATGTACCGATGTTCTTGGTTTCCATCGGTAGGTGGTTCTTGGAGGTACTCATCGCCGGAGTCAAATTCGACGCCAGCGAAGTAGTAGTTGCTCGTTGTGCCGCGGTAGCTGTCGACGCCTGTCTCTCGAATCGCTTTCGAGAGTGCAGACGCTGCCGTGCGTGTCGATGCGTAGCATTCGATCTGGATTCGTGCGTGAGCGGCCTTGGTCAATCCTCCGACGAAATGATCTCGCTCTGTGCTGATGACGTAATAGACGATGGCAGGCATCGAAGCGTTTACCTTCAACGCGTCTGGGTACATTCGCTGACCGACGATGGTTGAGACCGTCGCGTACGAAAGTAGCTTTGTTCGGAATGCCTCGCCAATCGCTGACATCTATTCCCCGCTGATGATTTTGATGGTTCGTGATGCACCCTCAGCCGATCCGCTGACGACCTGGAAGAACTTCACGCCTTCCATCGGTTGCCGTGCGAGTGCGTAGTGCCGAGCGGTTGATGTTCCGATTGTGACGCTGTAGGAGCTGCTCTCGTTGTAAAGCGGATAGAACGTCGAGCCGTCATCGGAAGCCTGGAACGTCAATGCCGATCCGGTCATTGCTGCTGGAGTGATGACCGCCAAAGGAACGCGGTTGTTTTCGAGTGTGAGCGTGCTGCTGACGGTTGCACCGTTGGCAATGGTGAGCGTGGATACGCGGAGGTTTTTAGCCAAGTTTCAGCTCCTTGATTTCTTTTTCTAGTTGGGTTCGGAATGCTGCTTCGGCGGCGGATTGCATGGTGCGAACAGCTTTTACGATGGGTTGCTCGTCGCGTGGAAAACGGATCGTCACCACTTTTTTGTTCCACAGAACGTGACGCTTGTAGCTGTCGCCTTTCTTGGACGGATGCACAAATTGCTGCTTGTTTCCCTTTGTCCACTTCGCTCCGACAATCACGCCGACGGATGCTTTGAGCACCTTCACCCCGTAATGCTTTCGCGATTCGTTTTGGTACTCGGCGTTGAGCTTGTACTTGTCCGACCATTTCTTGCGACTGCCGGTTTGCTGACTGCTCGGTGCAATGGTCTTTGCGTAGTCGGCGATCGGCTGGCCGTAGGCTTTCAAGCAACGATCCAGCGGACCGAATCGCAGGCGAATATCGATCGCCTCCAGTGCTCGAACCAAGTCCATGTTGATTTGGATTTCAATGCTCATGTGACGCACACCAATTCGATGTACCGACGCAATCCATCGATTTGGTTGACGTAGGTAATACCGTAGTTTGTTGATCCGTAAACAATTCGCATCTCTGGTTGGTAGCCGGATCGAAAGCGGACGCGAAAGATTGCTTTGGTGCCTGCTTCAAGCTGGCGACCTCGCATGGTTTCGTTTCCGCCTGTCGGAATGAACTGGCAAGGCTCATCGACGACATAATTCGACCAAGTGACGACTGGCTGGCCTGCATCGTCCTGCGTCTCGGTGACTTGCTGAACAGTACACCGCTGCCGCATCGCTCCAACCTTGAGATCGCGTGGTCTGCCGCTCATGGGTAGTTGCTCCGCATGAACCGCGTTACGAGTGCCTCGTATGGCTTCATGGTCTGGATCGCGTCACTCATCAGCATGTCGCGATTCTCAAAGTAATGGCCGACTAGCAGCAGCATGGCTCGCTTGGCGATAGCTGGAACGAGCGTTGCGTCCTGGGAGTAGCCACATCGGTAGTTGACTGTCCAGGCATCCCATCGAGCTGATGTCGTCGGCAGGATTTGCTGGTAGGCAATTCTGAACTCGTCGATGTGCAATTGGTAAAGCGAAGTGGACAATGTTTGCTGTGCGTTGTTGCCATCGAAGTAAGTGATCGATGTGATTGACTGGATTGGCCCTTTCGGCAACCGGAACTTGTCTCGCAATCCTTCTACCCTGACTTTGTAGGTCTGGTAGCAGGTCACCGAGTCAGTATCTGATTCCCATTGCTCTCTGGCTTCGCTGATCAGCGACGATAAATGCGTGTCATGCACCGTATCGCTGGTTGCGATCTCGAGATGTTTTTTTACCTCGGACAGGCTCAACGGTTCCGCTGTCGGCCCCGTTACTAGTTCTGCTTGGATTTTCATCATAACATTCACCAATGCCTGCCCGTATCAAATAGTCAGCAACACCAGGAGTGACATCAACAACTGATGCCGTCTCCTTGCGGTGCCACATCTTCAAAAGTCGTATCAACATCGTGTTCAATCCATTCCTTCGGGTACATATGGACAGGCTCGTAGTTTTCGTTGTAAATCGTCACCATCTCCTCGACATGACCAAGTCGACAATCTGGATCGATGAACACGCTGTTACCTGCCTTTTGCCACTGTAACCAAAACCAAACATCGGAGTCGATTTTAGCGTCTCCCCATTGTCCCTTTTCGTCAGGCTGACAGAAAAACCATGGCTTCTGGACTTGCTCAAGTTTCCTTGAGTTTATCACCGTTAGCCCGAAGTGCGCCGTGTCCACCTTGACCGGATAGCCAGACCATTTGCAGGTCGTCGCATCCGCACCAAGGATTGCACCTAACATTGCTTTCTTGCCCCTGCGAATTTGCATTCCTGCTAAAGCATCCATGTCTTCTTGGACAATGATGTTTAGCAATCGTTGCAATTGACTTGGCTTAAAGCATGTGTCGCCATCGATGGTGATTAGGTAGTCCGTTTCTGCAACGGAACTTTCCATCATCATCTGCATGCACTGACCGTAATATACGCCGAGAGAAATCTCGAACGTAATTTTCATGTGCTTCAGCACTGCTTCAATTTGATTTCTACACCAAGTATTTTCATACCTAGGTGCCGTCATCAACGCCTTGACCTTAATTTGCTTACTTTCCTTAACCATCTCTTCCTCCGAGCAGTTTAAGACTAGCCAACAACAACCACGTCAGCATTGCTGCTGTTTGCGCTGTTTACGATCTCAAGATCGAGGTTTCCGACAACCGCAGAAAGAACAGCACCGTTGGTGGTCGTGTCGGGCGTTACCTCAATTCTCAAATAACGCTTGCGTGGCTTCAAATCGACATTAAACGCTACCACAACTGCTGCCGTGTTGTCGAGCGTTCGGTTGAACGACGAGTTAAACGTAGCAAAGTTGGAAGCAGTTGTGTTGTCAGACTCAAGCAACCGAACAGCTACGTTAGTGCTGTTGGTGTTCAGTTCTGCGCCGAGGACGATCTCGATGGTGGCATAGTCTGCACCAGCACAATCGAGGTTAGCAGTCCTGGCAGTGGTCGCAGCGGTAATTGGTGCAAGCATCACATTACGCTTGACAGATTGCAAATTTTTCATATTTAAAATCCTGTTTGAAATTTGTTGTGAGTCAAAAAGCTGCCGCCAGACGAATCCAGCGGCAGCAGAACCGCTCGGAGGAAGCGGTTAGGATCAACCGAAGACGAGACCGATGATTCCACCAGATGCTGATGCGGTTCCGCGATCATGCACGCTGATGTCGAATCGTTGGGTGGCCTTGATAGCTACTTGGTCAAGCTCAAAGTATCGGCTTGAGTCCAATGCAATCGAGATACCGCGACGGGTTCCGAGGTAGGATCCCATCGACAGGTCACCAAAATAGCAAGCACGCAGACCAGTTGTCCCGGTTAGTCGCGACTCGAGAACTTGCGAAACCACAACTGGGTAACCAAGAAAACTTCGGCTCATGCCACCAGCAATTTCAGCCATCGTCACGCCACCAGCAGCATTTGCCAGTCGTTGCATGGATGCTGACCAACCAGCGTTGCTGATATACCAGCGCGGTTGGATACCGCTGTACATCTTGCAAGCACCGACAACGGACTCGAAGTTTGCGAAGGTCAACGCACTGAACGTCAGATTGCTGGTTGCAGTAACCAGCGATCCAGCGGCTAAAGCCCCTGCTAGCCCAACGATTCCACCGTAGGTCGATGTTCCGTCTCCCAAGAACAGTGCTTCGTCTTCCTTGACTGCCATGGTGTAAGCAACGCTGCGAGACACCATTTCGGCAACGCTGATCACCGAATCTTCGGAAAGCTCGGAAGAAACGACAACCATTGCTGCCAGTTTCTTGGCATCAAGCTTGACTTGTTGGACAGTCATATCCGAAGCGGTGATCGTTGAGCCTTCGCCAACGTAGTAACCAGTCACTTCGCCTGCAAGCTTAGGAACGATGGTTACGCTGTCAGTCATCGGCCAAACGCGACTGTTTTGACGGGCAACACCGAATTGCTCTCGCAGTTCGATGATTGCCGCTTCCATTGGTTCTGGAACCAGGAATCCGCCGAGGGTATTGTCGCCGGTGGACATTGCGTTTCGGATGCCATTATCGGCACAGAATTGCTTTGCTTTGCTGTTGTTAAACAGGTTTGCAAGAACGAACTGACCGGATGAATAGGCATCGTATTCGTTCTTGAAAGCTTCAAGCTTGCGGTAGGCGCGAGCCTGTGCAGGGATCTTGGCTTGTGGCTTGTCTGCGTCTGGCGATTCGATCTTTGCTACCTTGGCGGCAACAAAGTTCTGCACCTTCTCGGCGCGACGGAGATCGTCAGAAAGCTTTGGAATTTGCTTGTCGATGATGCCATCGATTTCGGCGGTTTCTTCAGCGGTAAAATCGCGGCTTTCTTCGGCAGCAAGTGCTTGGATGCCTTCGACCTTAGCTTGCAAGGCTTGAATTTCCTTGCTCAGTTCGATTGGAGATTTCATGTCAAAATCCTGTGTAAACATCGGCACAGGCATAAAAATAGCCTGATAACCGACTGGGAAACGAAACAAAACGATTCACAGTCAGGAACCAAGCCAATAATCACGGACTTGAAATCCTCGACAAAATTGCGTGAGACTTTTGCTCAAAGCTCAAGCATTATTATTTGTTTTTGGCAGTTGTCAAGTTTGCGAACGCCAACCTCGATTTTACGAGGTCTCTGCGGTGCGACTGAATTGCAATATCCTCTGGAGGATTCCTGAACCATGCCGCCATTGCTGCCTTCGCTTTTGATTTCTTTTCAGTCTTCGAGGTAGCCAGTCCTGTTGAAACTGCGTTTTCTGCCGAATACCATGTCTCAGCCGAGAGCAACGACATGATTTCTTCCTCTGAGTCATCGATGTATTGCGAATATATTTCAATTAGAGCTTTGTCGTATTCCTCGAGGACATCCGCAGTTTTTCGCATCCTGTCGGCGTTCCCGATTTCAATGGTCAATGCTCGATGTATCATCAATCTAGATCCTGAAGACATTGTTCGCGTTTCTCCAGCCAGGAAAACAACCGATGCAGCAGATGCCGCCAATGCCTCGTTGATCGTGTCTACGCCACCAGGATAGCGTTTCAGCGTGTTGTAGATCGCTATCCCCTCGTCGGCCGATCCACCTGGAGAGTTGATTCGCACGGTGGCTCTTCCGCCGTCTAGGCTTTCAAGAGCATCGGAAACGGACATCGCGGTGACTCCTTCGCCAGTCCAGTCCGCTCCGATGACTCCGTCCACAAACAGTTCGTTCTTGGCCTTGTTGATTGCGATCATTTATTGATTCCCATCAGGTTGAATGTCCTATCGGTCCAAACAGCAACCTCGGCAGCAATAGCGGTCGGCAGGTTGCTTGTTTCTTTTGCAGCTATCTTACATAGAGCATCAACGCTTTCTTGACAATGTTTTGTTGCCAGATCGCGATCAATTCCCAATGCTTCAAGCTTTTCAGCAAGCTTCGATTCCCATTTCGGGTAGTTCTTATTGATCCAAACGCCAAAGTTCTTCGATTTCGCGCCTGCGATGGCGTTATTCGCTTCGGTCTTGATTAGACTGCGGATGGTTTCCTCAACGGCGCGACTTGCCATTGCTGACGCTTGAGTCTGCTCTTCCTGAGCATCTTCCGATGCATCATCTTCGCTTGATTCGTCTTCTTCTGGCGATGCGTCAGATTCAGACTCGTCTTGCTGCGGAGCCCCAGGAGTGATTGCGGGGTTGGCAAACTCGTCGCCACCTTCGTAAGGGTTTAGGTCCAGCTTCGCCCGAGCTTCGTTTGGAGACATGATTCTGTGCGTTACAAGCAACGCCAACGAACTTGTGGTAGTCTGTAAATCCGTCCTGTGGATCGATGCCCGGTTAAACTTGTGGAAGTGGCTTCTGCGGATTTTCTGCGACTGTGTCAGCAACTTCATGTCGCACTGCTCTTCAAACTTGACAAGCCAGCGATCCAGCGCAACCAAATAAGCAAGGTTTTTCTGCTCATGCCCGTTGTAGCTTGATCCATCTGGATCGCCGGGCATGGCTTCGATTCCAAACAGCATCCCAACATCTTGGCGAGTAAACTTTTGCAATTCGATAAACTGCGAATCCTGGTTCGTCACGCTTACTGCGTTGACCTTCATTCCTTCTCGCAGCATCGCCGCCTTACCGGCATTGTCTGCACCGGCTTCGGTCTCGTTGAAGTGTTGCAGGAACTTCCTGGCCTTCGCCTCTTCGCGAAACATCCCGGCAGGCGCTTCGATAAATAACTTGCCTCGAAATCCCTTGCCTAGTTGCGTATCAACGTAGGTTTGCGATCTCTTTCCAATGCTGAATAAATCCTGGCCGATGTTTAGCAAGCCCATGCCGGTCACGCCGTTGTGGCTAAATCCGGTGATGTGCAAGACATCCTTGTCTTCAAGAATTACATACTTGTCAGTGTTAACTGAGAAGTCGTACATTAGATTCTCGTAGGAATCCATGTCAGGTTTTGTTACATGGTACTTGATGCCGTCAACGATAACGGTAACGGTCCTGTCTGGCATGATCGGAATCAGTTCAACTGGAGTTCCAGACTGATCCCGAACAATCGCTGCGCGACCGTTGCCAAACATGATTGCATGGCTTGCTACTTGCTCCTTAAACAACGAAGGCGACTGCATGCTGTTCGGTGCTTCTCGGAACAACTTGTAGCTAGGATGCCGGTAGTCGTTTTCTGCGCCTTCTCCAGATGCCTTCTTAATGTCTAACGGCAACAAACCCACATCACCAACAATTCGGTTATGAGCGTACCAAACAGGGGGCAAAGAAAGAGCATCAGCAATGCCAATATATTTCTTTTGTGCGAAATCATCATCTTCGGACAATCCCATCCATTTCGCCAACTGGTAAAAAATACTCTTCATTTCATCTCCCTACGTTATTAAGAGCGAGCCAGTTGCGCGGTGTTGTTCTCTGCTACAAATCCTGAACGCCATAACGGATGCTACAACCGGGTCGATTTTAGCATTGTTTTTCTGTTCAGACGATGTTTTTTTATCAAACATCCAGCGATCTGCATTGTCCCTAACAATAATAGCGTTAGATGCTGCCCAACGTAACAGTTCTTTATCATCAAAGCGAAGCCTGCCGTCCTTCATTGCCTGAATAAAATCGCGGATCGGCTCATTAAAGCTTGTTGAGTTCTGAGCCATGCGAGCTGCCTCGATTCCTTCTTGCTCGAGGTTTTCGCACAATTGCTGCCCATTGTAAGGATCGTATGCCACGCGACGGATGCCAAGTTCCTGACAATCCTCTATCAGCTTGTTTTGCAACTCAGCAATTGGATACTTGTGTACTTCAAGCTTCCCTTGGTATATCCATTGCGCAAAAGGATTTCTAGATAGATCTCGCCTACAATCCTCAGCGATAAAACACCTGACCTTCAATTCATATCGATAGATTGGTGTTCCGTCGTCCTGTTCGCCAATTGGGAACCGTGCGCACAGTCCGTATGCTGCTAAGTCGTCTCTCGATCCTAAGTCGCATCCAGCTCCAACTGCGTCAGCTTTCGACCAGTCCGAAAGTTCGCCATGGCATTTGTCGAAGTCTGCCAAGTCAAATGCTTTTTCCGTCGACGACACAACGCGATTCCCATGGTATCGCATGAATCGGTTTCGTCCGATAGCAGTATGTTTGTCCTCGTTCCATCGCTGGCGCAAGTAATCCATCGAGCATGATACGCCAATGTTGGGATTTGCTTTGTACCAAAGCTTTTCCTCGGATGGATCGTCTTCGACATCAAGTTCGTAACAGATCGCAAACAGTGACTCGTCTTTGTAGTTCCTGTCCAATACTTGGCAAGCGTAGTCGTAGTTCTCGAGCCACAGATACGAATCATCCGCGCCAGCGGTGGTAACGATAATTTGCAATGGCTGAGTTCGTGCAGCAGAACCAGTTACCATCGTGTCATAAAATTTGCGGTGATGGTGACCCCAACTGTGTAGCTCATCCATGATGGTGACGTAGGGGGACATGCCGTCCAGGGGACGATCTGACGATACTTTTTTAATATAAGTTCCGCTGTGATTAAAAGTAATTGTTTCGTGTTTGACACCAGACATGCCTTTTAGTGCGTTCGACTGCGCTCGCATTCTTTCAGCTTCGCCGTAAACCACAGCTGCTTGCTCCTTCTTTGTGGCAGCAAGAAGGATTTGACCAACTGCTTCAGGCTTTCCGGTCGCTGGATCAATGTCGCCAGATGCAAGAAATAGGCACAATCCGGCAGCAACGCTAGACTTTCCGTTCTTTCGTCCCATAGACCAATAAATCTTTCGGAACCGGCGAGAGTTGTCCGATGCTCGCTTCCAGCCAAATATGTTCCATATACAAAACGCTTGCCACGGCTCGAGTTCAAACGGCCGACCGGCAAATTCTCCGATGGAGTGCTTTAGAACGCACGGAAAGAATTCGCAAACAAGGGTAGCCCATTTTCGATCAAAGTAGTACGGAAACTCGTCGGTGTTTTGGCGCGCAAGATCATCGAGGTAACGCTGTGCTGCTTGCGTCACTCGCTTGCATGCGATGATGTCGCCAGAAATTACTCCAGCTACATATCCATCGATCTTTGCCGAAATACCACTAGTTATCACTGTTCATCGCCCTCTTCATCCATTGCTGGAATTCGTCTTCCTCTTCCTTTTGCGGAGCGTGCAATCTTGTCCTGGCACTAGGAGTCAAGCCTAGTTCAGACTGACGCTTCAGCAATCGATCAGCATACTTGTGAATCTGATTTGCTGCCGGTGAGACAATCGCCTTACCTTTGTCGTCGTAAGATGCGACGTTGCCTTCTTTGCAGGTTTCCCACAACCAGCAAAACTGCGACCAGTCCAAGCAGTAGCATGTCAAGATGTCTAGTTCTGCCTTAGTCAAGACTCGCATATCGTCGAGGTTCTTACAAACTCGGTCCCAGCACTCTGCTGCCTTTTGATCAAGCTTTACAATCTCAGGCATGTCAGGCCACCCTGGTGATGGCTTAGGTTCGTTTTTGTTCCTTCGCTGTGGGTTCTTAGCGTAGGCACCAGATTGTTCATGCACTGCCGATGCAAGCGGTTTACGTCCTGTCATTTATAACCTCGTTGTAATTAGCTAGACTCCATTGCTTCACATTGTAACCGATGGTCGTGTTGCCTTCGATTTCCTGGTGACAGTCCCTGCAAAGCGCGAGCCAGTTGTTTGAATCCATTTTCATATCGCGATTATCTACGATCTTCACGATGTGATGCATATCCCGCGAAGGATTTGCAGACATCACGCCGAATCGCATCATGCAGCACTCGCAAAGCGGATGCTATGCTCTGTAGCGTTCTGACGCTTTCCTGTGTTCGTTTGTATAGAAGTTCTCGAACCGCTTGCTAGGCTTGTAGCACCTCGGGCATTTGTCTTGAACCACTTCACCGCATCTGCATAGCTTCATGCTACACGCTCGCTGCGTTTTGAACGGTTAGCACGCCCTTGGTAACGACCCGATTCGCTCAACCTGTGATGTCACGAAGCGACCATAGATACTGGCCGAGCGTTGCCGTCACAGCAGTGGTGATCGTTATGGTAAAACTTGTCGATGTTCTAGTGATTGATCCGTTGGCGATTGTGAGGATGTCAGTTCCATCAGGGCGTGAGACGACAAACTGCAAAGTAGCCGAGGTAGTATTCTCGTCAAGGTTCACGGTTGCTGTGGTTGATTCGTTGTACTGCATTGTGATCGTCGATTCATTGACGCGATCCTCCAATACACTGATGCCGTCAGATGTGATCAGATCCGTTTTGTCCTTGATCGCATCCATCACGCCAACTGTTGGAAGAGATACAGTTCCTGATGAATCGAATCCCAGTATCGACCTAATTGCCGTGCGTTCGTTGGCAGTCCAATCCGTGCCGCCACCTCCACCTCCAGCCGCCATCGAAAGAGCAATCGTATCGAATCGGAATTGACCTGCACCGTCGCTTTCAATCATCGAGTCGAGGCGAGTCAACACCTGCAAGTCTTGCACCGTTTCGGCAATCTTGTCCGATGCGTCTTGTGCCAGTGCATTCGCATCGATAGCGTCTACGGCAAAGTCCGCCGCTGTAATGACTCCAGCTTGAAACTCATGGACGTCAGCAGCTACATGGTTAGAGCCAGTGACGCTTACTGTCCTTTGTGCTGATGCCGCTACAAGAAATCTGTCACCAAACGATCCGTTTGTCCATCCCCCGCTCGGTAGTGCGTTGTAAACTCCTGTGACAATTTCCGTTACCGCATCCGTTGCGAGTGCAGATGCTGTAATGACGTCGGCGTTAATTGTGCCGACGGTAACCGCAGCGGTTACGCTACCAACAGCACCCGTCACCGATCCCACCGAACCGCTGAGATTGCCTGTGATATTGCCCGTGATGTTGATGCTGGCCGAGGATGGTAGAACAACCGCATTGGTTACGCTAGTTACAGTTGTGATCGTGCCTGCGGTGATGTTAGTCGGCGAGGCAACAGTGGTTGGGAACGTCACGCCAGCCGCTGCCGTAATTGTTTGACCAGCGAACTGGATTGCCGATACGTCGAGTGCATCAGTTCCGAGAACCATCGAATCGTAGACGTTGGCTGGAACCACCATCAGGTTGACTGTCGGCATCTGATAGGTTGATTTATTGCAAGTAATTTGAGCCCGGCCGAGCGTGTCAAGATTGCCCGTAGTCGTCACGAGCGTGTATTGGCCGTTAGCAACATGCGTCAATGTCGCTGCCGATGCCATTGCGGTCAGAGTGCCGCCATTCTTGCTGATAGACAAGTCTCCGATCACGGCAGAGGTGTACTCTGCTCCGGTGCTATCGAGGATCGGACCAACGATCAATGTCGCGGCGGTCGATTGCTTTGCCCACATTATGATGATGCTCCGATGAGGATTCGACGGCGACGATTGGTTGTTGCTGCGGTTGTTTTGCGTCGGTGCTTGATTCGTTCTGGCATCAAACCAACGCCACGCCCGCCGGTGTAGAGTAGTTGGATTTCTTGTGGTGTTAGGGCACGGGTGTAAATTCTGGCATCGTCGATTTGGCCGAGAAACCAAAACGCTCCAGAGTACCCAGCACCCAAAGTATTGACCGTGAACGTCGAATCTGAAACATTGATCGGCGATTGCGGAATTGAATTGACGCTCAAACCGATCGAGGACAGTCCCGACGAGGATGTTCTGCCAGTCAAAATATAGTGCGACCAACCAACAAAACTCGTCACGCTTGTAAATTCAACAATGCCTACAGGAAAGGCCATGCGCAAGTAGTTTGCGCTGCGAAACCAAACGTAGGAGTTTGTCGTGTTTCGGTTCCCAATGGGCATCGTCGCCGACGCTCCGCCAGTCTGAGCCGCCCAAAAGCTGATCGTAAAGCTGCGAGTATCCAACACCACTGATGAACCCAAATTAACCTGATCATTCACCCCATCGAAATCCAACGCACCTTTGCCACCTGATGCAACCCAGTCCGTGCCTGGGTCCATGTTCGTGAGTGTGCCGTGGTTGTAGCCGCTGCGGTCAATCAAACTAAAGCCACTCGCACCGAGTGATGGGCACCATGCACCGACCAAGCCTTGTCGTAGCGAAGCGTAACGACTAATCATTAGGTCACCGTTTCGTAGTACGGTTGGATGCGAATCTGATGGTTTCCAGCGGTGCTGTTTAGATTGACTGCTGTGTTATGCACGACGAAGAAAACCACCTTGACTGGCATCACGCCACCGAACGCTGACGCAAGCGATACTGGTCCAAAGTGGTAGGTGCGGTCGCTTGTTGCATCCGTTGCCATTTCAGCGATGAAGCGACAAATGCTGTTTTTGTGATTGGCACTCGTTATTGTTTCGGTGGAGTCCGTGCCATCGAAAACATCCGGCCAGTTTGTTCCGTCCCAGGAGCCTACGGCAAAGACCTGGATTGAACGTGCTGTGGTTGGACTTGTTCCAGTCGTGATTTTTCCGCTGACAAGGTAATCGAGGTACAAATTCGACGAGTTGTCGAGTGCTGTTGACTCTCGACCAGCGAGCAGGTTGGTATCACTCGCCAAAGATGCAAGCGTGATCGTTACGTCGGACGCTGCTGGGTAATTTGCTTTAACGTCGGCCACTATGCTGCTCCAATTTGTTTGCGTGCGTTGATTACCAACCCAATGCCGACTTCGCCGATGCCGTTCTCGTCAACCCATCGCACATCATGATCAGCCAACTGGTCAAGCGATGTCGCTTGTGCCTGGGTGAGGATGCCACTTGCGATCAAGCCAGCAACCATTGCATGCGTCGAGGCGAGATCCATATCGAGCGATTGAATCTTTCCCGCTTGGTCATCGATCCAAGCCAGGACGCTAATACATAGGCCACGCACCTGCACCGGAATGGTCGTATCGCAGGAAGCGATCTTGATCGCGGCGAAGTAGCCGTTTTCAATCGCATGCTGTTTAACGAGCCACGTTGGGACCAGCTCACGCTTGCTGACCATCTTGGCGTTAATGACGTCAGCGGCTGCCTGATCGCTCAGCCCTGCGTATTCTGGCTTTTGTAGCTCGGTCGCGAGTGCGTCCATTTAGTCCATTTCTCCGAGTCGAAGCTTGATGCTTGCAAGTTCACGCCACAGTTGCTCGCGATCTGCTTCGCATTCCTCGCTGCGTTTCTTGAGGTCGTCGTATCCTTTTTGGAACAACGCAAACAGGAACGCAACGCATCCGGCCAAGCTGGTAACGACAGCTCCACCAAAAATGACCAGCAATGATTCTTGGCTCACTTCGCACCTTCCTTCGCCTTGCGGAACTTTTCGGTTGTCATGTATCCGATCACTTCAAATCGCTCGCCGTCTCCATCGTGTATCTCATACCACGGAGTCAGCTTGCTCGTGTTCTCGTCGGTGACTCGATCTATGGACCATCCAACTGCTTCCCAGCGGGGACGTTCTACCGCCCACCATGAGTCACATGGAGGGCAATTGTCTCGGCTGTACATGGTGATGGTTGGCTTGTGAACGGCTTGAAACGTGACGCTCTCCATTGCAGTGATCAACTCGGTTGTCGGTGGAGCGTTGTGTGTTTGTGATTTGTTTGGCTTGTTCGTGGCACTGGGCAGCAGCACGCAAGCGGCGAAGATGATGGCAGCGACTAGCACGATTTGGCTCTCTTTCATGACAAAAGCGATTCCTTGGTGAAATCTACGCTTCTTGGAGATGGCGTTTCCAAGTCGCTCATTCCAACAATCGACGTGTATTGATGAGCACATAGCTGATCAATTACCTTTGGTGAAACCTCCGTCCAGTTGTCGTTGGAGTGTGAGTTCTTTCGCCAAATGTAATTTCTTCCCTTTGAGTCCTTGCGTTTTGAATACCCAAGGAAAGCGTATGCATGTCCACCGTCACGCATTCCAAAGCTGACAGACTCCAGAACGCCATTGGATGCATAGAATGAATTATTCCAAGCGGTTCCTGGAAAAACGGAACCAGCACCAGACGCGAGATAATTGAAGATCTTGTCGTAGGAATCTAGCCAGGCATGTGACTTGATTCTCAAGCCAGTCGCTTTGGCTCGCATATCTGCTGTGACAAGCGAGCGTGAATTTCTTGGATATGGAGTTGAATAAGGCAACAAAGGCTCGGTCAGATAACCAGCGTAAGCAACCTTCAATCCAGAGCTGATCGTAGATCCGCTATCCGATCCGATCAGACCGTCGAATCGCTGTGCTTCCAAATAACAGTAGAGGCGAGAGATTTGGTGATCGGCGTCGTAGCTATTTAATCTATCCACGATTGCCCAAAGATACTCACCGCAATTTGCATTTCCATGACCGCCACACGAACCCATGTCTCCTTGGTCGTCGTGACGTATCAGCTTGCGAGGATCAATTTCCTCTGGAGCATCGTAGTCTTTGAACGTGAATGACAACTCACTGCTCGACGCAATAATCTCATCGCGTCGCTCAAAGTCAATTCGGTATCCAGTAAATTGCGGATCGCCTCCTAAATCCATTAGTTTGGCCTCCCAAATACTGCTTCTTCGTCGCTCCAGCCCAAGTAAATTCGTTTGTAAATTACTTTGTCGCTTGCAGCATTTGGCATCCTTGACCATTCTGCAACAGTCTTGCAAACGCCTTTTATTGTCAACCTTTTGCTAGTTCTTCTATTTGATGCTTGTTCTTTGTCAGTAGACCACTTGCAATTACTAGGCTCGTAATTTCCGTTGCAGTCGATGCGATCAATTGAGCATCCTCTTGGTCGATCTCCCATGTCTCGCACGAAGTTTTCGAAGGAATTCCACCGCTCACAAACAGAAATCCCACGTCCTCCGTAGCGATGATACTCAACATTATTTGGATTGCTGCATCGAGATTTCATCGATGACCAGCTTTTATACGTACAGCTCGAAGACAGATTGTGGGTGCGACGGATTGTGTTTCCCGTCAGCACATTTTTTGCCGCTTCTATTTTTTTGCATCCGCACGACTTTGAAATGCTCTCGGATCTGCATTGCATTGAAAAAATAGTTGGACAGTACTCACATTGATAGTAAGCGACTAGCCGCGTAATTTTCCAACCGTTCTTATCAACGCCAAATGGTTCTCGCCATTTCTCAGAAACTCGATAAACTGCCATTACTGATTCCTTGTTGCAAAAGGGATTGGTCAGAACCCTGGACGCGTCAACGTCGCAGGGTTCATTTATTACAAAAACGAACAAAAATAAAATTGTTTCTACCATGACCTGGCAATCCTCCGCAGCAATGCCGCAACGTCAGCTTCCTTGCCGACGAAGGATTCCGGCAGTTCTTTTTCGCACATGGCATCGAATGGTGACTGTGCTTCTTTCCGTGCGGCTTCGATCTTTGGCTTGACGTAATCTAGGAGCTGGCGATCAGTCTGAAGCCGTTTATCTTGGACTTCGTTTGCCGCTTCGCTGAAGGTCGCTCCGTAGCTCTTTCGCATCTCAGCAAAGACCTGAGACGTTATTTTTTCCACACTCGCTGGCGTCGGCGAATCGTCTGGTTTCTTCACCCAGAGCATGTAACCAAGACCGGCCACAATGAGCCAAGGTAGGTACTTGTTGAGATCCCCCGACGTTTTCTCAGTCATTGCGATCGTCTCCCCAGTCGACTGGTTCAAGTGCCGATGCAACGACCGATGGTTCATCGACGTTGTTCTCCTTCCACCACTTCCAGAGCAGCATCGCGATTTGCAGCAGCAGCAGGATCGTTGCTGGGTCGAGTCCACGAACTCGGCAGTCCGCATCAAAGAGTAGTTTCGCTTCGTCGCCATTGCTCTTCGACGCGATCCATGCGTCGCGAGCAATGTGACGAGCGAGAAGACGCTGTCGGAGGTTAAGCACTTGGCACATCCTTTGGCGATGTACCACGCAGAGAGTCTCCGACAATCCAAGCACCAATGAGCATGATCAGATTGGTCAATTGGTCTTCTGGGATCGGCAGCTTGTCCTTGAGAACGACAACTGCAACGCCTGCAACTGCGGCCCAGAATCGCTTGGATTTGACGAGGTCAGATAGCACGGATCACCCCCTCTCTTTGGCTGGAGTTCGGTCAGTCACCGTAGGTGATGCTACCTACAGAGCCTTTGAGATCCGAGGTGCGAAACGAGCACCGTTCCGCCTAATTCCGCACAAAGGCACCAAACGCCTTTATTTTCCATTTGGTGACTGTTGCCACTCAATCACCTGTGTCAGAGTCCAGTACGGACGACGACCCATCATCTTACGAGGTACAGGAAACTCGCCTCGCTTCACCCAGTTAGTGATCGTCTTAGTTGTCACTCCGAGTTTTGAGGCGATTACTTTTGACCCCACGAACGTTTCCAGATGGTTTGATTGTTCGTTGTTCACGCTTCGACTCCTTCGCAAGTTTCTCGGCTCGTTCCTGTTCCTGTTTCGCTCGTCGTGCGGCAATGATTATCAACTGCATGTCGTTCGACTGTTCGATCGTTCCTGGCACTTGCTCATCGTTCGGATGATGCAGATCCTCGCCAGCCTGAAGCCTCGCCACCATAACCT